TCGAGCCATCAGTCTCTGTGAAGAATGAATCGTTTTTAGAAATCTTGTAGTCACGTAGCTTGTCTGCAAACTCGTATGCAGGAATAGATTCATCAAACTTGACAGCAAACTCAACAGACTCTTTCTTTGCGAGCTTAGTAGCAGTAGCGTACATGACACTCTTAGCGTCATCGCCGTATTGCTTTTCGAAGTCGCCCTTGTTGCGTTTCATCGCTTTGACGATCTTCTCTTTTTTGCCTGCTTGTTGTTTGGTCAGTTTTGCCATAATTACTTTACCAGTTTGAATGCAATGCTTGCTAGTTGTTTAACGGATAGCTTTTCCATTTTTGCCTTGTTCGCATCACTGACTGCGTTGTAGACTTGCATGATGACGTTTGCTGTGGTTGCGTCAAGACCCTTTTCATGCTGGTGGTTTTTTGCAACACGACGGGCTAGATCGATAGCAGTTTCTTTTGCTTCTTTTACAAGAACAACGAATTCATTGTTGCCTTGTTTATGCACTTTGGATTTGACCTTTTTGGCATACTTTTCAGCTTCCGCTTTGTTATTGAAGAAGACCGGATATGGTTCCGCTTTCATCTTTCGACCGAAATAGTCACGACCTGTTGCTCTTGGCTTTTCTCCGTCCCAACGGTCTTTGACATCATACCCGGCATCGTCGTATCGAGCTTCTAGAATCTGCTTTAGTTCTGCTTTGAATTTAGAAACAGGCGCGTCCATTGTTGTGCTTGCTTTATATGTCTTGCCATTTTTTGTGACTTCAATTCGCTGAACCCAAGTGTTGTATCCCTTTGCCTTAACCGAACCATCAGGCGATGAATAATTCCACCACTTGTTCTTGTTAGCAAGACGTAGCTTATTCATTGCTGCAATATGCTCGTCTGTGGATTCGGTAATGCCTTGATTCTTAGCAAACTTCAACGCACCATCTGCTGATGGGTGTGTACCCAAGTCAAGAGTTTTACCATTGTCAAAGACATGGAACATCTTGTATCGGTCTTGTCCAGACTTAGGCGGTCGCTCGTATACTTCAAACGTACCGCCATCTTTTGCCTTGACAGACTTTACCTTCTTCATGCCCTTCATGCTTGATTCGGCAAGAACTTGTTCTGCTTTTCGTAGTGCTTGTTTTGGATTTGGCATTGTGTTTCTTTCTTATCCAGCAGGGCGACCCTTAGAAAAATCAACCTTACCCTTGATCGATGGACCGCGCTTTACACCTTTGTGCTTGCCATCATCTTCGTTCTCTTCATCTTTTGCACCAGCAGGGCGACCCTTATCCCATTGTACTTTACCCTTGATCGACGGTCCACGCTTTGCAGATTCTTCTACTTCTTCTTCGTCTTCTTCGTCTTCTTCTTCTACTTCTTCTTCGTCTTCCTGTGCTTCCTCGACTGACTTGCTAATCTTTTCACGACGGTTCTTTAGATACTCATCGCTTTCGTCTTCGTCGCCATCGTTGTCAACGTCACCGTCTTCTTTACCGACAGCATCAAGAGCTTCTTCTAGCTCTTTATCGTAGTCTTCGTCTTCCTCTTCTTCTTCTTCTTCTTCGTCACACTTGCGTGCTTCGTGGATACCAGAAGCTAGCTCTTCGCGGCGAGCATCGATAGAGTCTGCTGCTTTGCTTTTGAGTGCAGTATCAAGTGCTTCTGCAAAGTCGAGTGGTGAACCGTTTTCCACGGCATTCATAAGTTGGTCTACAATTTGTTCGTTGATGTTCATGGTAGTGTTCCTTTGTTAATACCTATCGTCTTCGTTTTGACTATAGAATGAGTCGTTCTTTTCGGCTTCAATCTGCTCACGCATTTGAAGGATTTCTGTATCGGTCATGCCTAGAATCTTTTTCTGCACGTATTGATGTGAGTAGTAGACCCCGACATATTCTTTGACATCGCCTACCGCACGTAGCTGTTCTTGTAGGATGTCAATCTCTTTTAGCTGTGTGAAGAATGAATCGTTCGCAAAGCTGAAGTTGATCTTTCCACGAATCTTCTGCCAGTCTGCCAAGGTGATGACTTTGGTTAGGACTAGCTGCACACGCAATGCTTGAAGAAACAGTTCAGCAAACTTGTTTCGTAGCACATCAACAAATCGTGCAAACTTAACTTCATCACGGGTAATCTCTGATGCTCTGCCCAATGACATACCGTTTTCAGGTTGCAATCGTGAGATTGGTACGTTGAGTGACTTGTATAGTTTCTCTTTGAAGTACTGTACGTCTTCGATGTCACCCAAGTTCTGACCGCCCGGTAGTGAGGTAACTTCTGTACCACGACCACCTTCTCTACGTGGGAACCAGAAGTCATCAGTAATGGTCATGTGCTTACCATCACTATCAATCGTTCCACTATCAGCATCGTAGATGAGCTTACGACGGTATTTATTCATCTGCTCACGCACGTATTGTGCTGCTTTGCTTGATGGCAACGCACCAACGTCGATGTAAAATACTCTTCGTTCAGGCGCGCGGGAGAAACGATAGATCACTAGCGAATCTTCCATCATCTTCAACTGGTTGAGTGGTCGAACTGCCTTGTGCAAGTGACCAACAACACGGTTTGACTTCGAATCAAAAAGACCAGAAGTAACATGCAGGACTGAATCTTTTGGTAGCATGATGTTACCAGTTGATGTTCCTGCCATTGCGGGCGATGCTGTCATGTTGACTGTTGCAGCACCGTTCTTCATTTGCAGAGACTGGTCGTATGTGTAGATAGATTCAATCTTCTTTACATACTTGGCTTTTGTCTCTTTGTCTTCGTCTTCTTCAATCTTGGTTATCTTCTTCAAACGTCGCGGGTCAAGGCGGCGCATGTCAAGGATACCACGATCAGGATTATCTTTGTCAATACTAATGTGGTAGCAGATGCGACCATCTACATACCACCGCTTGAACAAATCATGACCGTCTGATGAGAAGTTAAGCAAATCTAGTACATCTTCGAATGCATCAGAAATTTTATTCTTAACATCATCACTGATCTTAACCATGCTAAGATCAATCGAAACTGGTTGACGGTCTTCGTTATAAACGATTGCCTCATTGCAAACATCGGTCACTGCGTCATCCACTTCTTGGTGGACAAGCATTGACCGATATCTGTTTATTAGCTGCCCTTCGTTTTCACGTGAAGCGTCGATTTCATAGGGCGTGCCAAATCTACCACCCGATATAACAACATCGGATTCTGCCATGACATCATCTTGCGCGGTAACCGGCTTGATGATCTTTTCATCTGCTTCTTGACTAGATGATTTTTTTAGTTCAAAACCAAAGAGCTTCATACGTTCTCCATCATAATATAAAAGTTACTAACTCACGGTTATTTAGCGGCTAGTTACGCCCGTGTGTGTCCAGTACTGATACTGAAGGGTCACAGGGAATTCTTCAATGGTGTCGCCTGATTCGTGTGATAGGTCAATTGCACCAACAGATTCGGGATAGCAACCGACGAAGTTGTATGTTTCTGCAACCTTACCCGAACGGTCGAGTTGCTTAACTGTCCAGTCTTGATAGTAGTCATCAAGAGATACAGCAGATTCGTTGGACGCAAGACCATTGACAATTTCACTCCATGCTTCGAATGCATTTCTTAGAGCAAAATCGTTTGTGTTGATTACAGTTAGTTCCCATGCTTCAAATGTACGGTCGCCCGCGATTTTTAGTTGGCGACCACGGTATGGTACTTCAATAGTACCAACTGTTGCCGCAGGGATCGATGCTGCCTTGATCAAAAACTTCATCTGGTCAACGTCAGCCCCGCCGCCCGGAAACGAACCAGTTACTTCAAAAAGGTTTGGTCGTGCGCCACCGTTACGTAGAGCTTGTTTAAAGTTATCAATTCTCATAGACATGTTTTTTGTCTCCTGTTAGTTTTATTTATACACCGATTTCGTTAAAGTCAATTCCAGATCGTGTTGCGATGAAGTTTAGTTGGATGAAGTTGATCGACTTGTTTGGCTTAACAAAAATGTCTGCCACAAATTCTTGTCGGTCGATTACATCACCAGTGTTGTTTGTTTCATCACATACAACTCGGAAGTCAGTGATACCACTACGCGACTGAACATTGCGTAGGAATGGCTCGATCTGATTTACGAACTGTGATCGGGTAAACTCGTCATTGAATTCAAACAAGGTGAAGTTTGCTGCGGTAGCAATGCTCTTTTCCATGACGATGAACAAGCGACGAACATTGATTCGGTCGAATGCAGATGGTCGGGCAAGAAGAGTCTTATCACCAAGAAGAACAGTGCCTTGACCCGGTTGTTGAACAACAGGGTTTACACCACGCTTGTAAAGCTCGTCACGTGCTGCCTTGTTTGGGTTGTATGCCAGTTTGGTAACGTTCTTCAGTTGACCACGGTTGTAACCTGCTGGCGAGAACCAAGGGTCTTTATCGAAGTCGGTTCTTGCACAAAGACCAGCGATGTCACCGTTGAGCGGAACCCATCGGAAAGTATCGTTGTAGCGGTCATATGTGTACTTCCAACCAGAGTCAAGAATTGCGTATGACGATGACTTGTTTAGGTCGGTGTCTGCGAATGCTTGAACTGCGGTTAGCTGAGCGGAAGCATCGCCAACATTGTCAACAACATCTGATTGTAGCGGGGAGATGAAGGCTACACAATCCTTACGAACTTCTGCGATATTATCGATAACATATGATGCAGTTGTGGTAGGCGCAGGACCGGTGATGCACAATGAGATGTCGGTTGTCTGCGAATCTGCAAACAATTCCCAACCATTGTTTAGATCGTCTGCCTGAACAACATTGTCGTTAGTACCACCGGACATTGATGCACCATACTCGCCACCATCAAGAACAGCGAATGTGTTGCCAGCGTCACGGATTGCTGCTACGGTTAGACCCCAATCAACACCAGCATCGCCAGCAGATGATGAGGATACACCGTCACCACCCCAACCGGGGTGACCCAACCACCAGATGTATTGTGACTGGTTGTTGATTACGTCAACATAGTAGTTCGATGAACCGTCTGCCTTCTTAGCATCGATTGCCTTGGAAACGAAAGCAAACTTCTCAAGGATAGTACCCTGAGTACCAGTCCATGCACCATCTTCATCGATGACTGCGATGTGAATTTCATCATTGATGCCTGCTGCACCAAGACCAGTTGCGTAGGTTGATGTTGCTGGAAGAGCATCAAACTCGTCTTCGATGCTGGTTGCGTTACCAACATCTACACCTGATGCTGATGCGTCAATGATAGCGATTGCGAGTGAGTTGCCAAGCTCGCCGGGATACTTAGCAGCAAACTTCGCGTCTGCGTATGCTGACTTAACAGTGTCATAGTGGTCAGCGTTCTTGATCTGTAGACCAAGTGCTTCGCCAGCAGATGACGATGATGTGAGTGCGGTTGCTTCAGCGTATGCGTTTGATGCCGACTGATCGACAACACGAACAACCTGTAGGTTACCGCCGTATGCAAGGAATGATGCGGCAGAGAAGAACGATTGTGCGGTGTCGCTGTCAGGTTCACCGAACTTGCTGACAAGCTCGTTTTCGCTAGAGATGAGAGTGACTTCATCTACCGGTCCCCATACAAAAGGACCGACATATGCGGCAGGGGTAGAAGATACCGCTGGAACGATTGTTGACAAATCCTTCTCAGTTACGGTAACTGCGGGTGAGAGACTAAATACCATTTGTTATTTCTCCATTTATGTGAAGTTTGAATTCTATGCTTATTTAGTATTATCTATGCGGCAAGAATTCATTATATGCGTTCCCATCCACCGGGCATATCATCATCCAAGTCTCGTCCGTCATCAATGAATCCGAACGGAACAAGATCGGCTTCGATTGCCTTGATCTTGTCTGCGTATAGCTCTTCGCGGATGTTGATATCAAGCAATTCTCTGAAGTATGGTTGTTGGGTCAGCCAACCAAACAATACAAGTGTCATAGTCAAATCGTCGTGGTGTCCAACTTCTGCCTGATACTTACCTTTATAGAACACAAAAGTTGTAAGTTCTGATATGATATCGTGCGATTCTACGATTAATTTATTCTCTTCGATTAGTGTTTTGAGTGTCGAGCAACCGATCCGACGAAGTGGTGAAGTGGTCTTTACACCAAGTTTGCCGCCCTGACCACCAAAACCGGATGAGATGGTTTGTCCTTTTCGACCACCGGATGTGGATAGTAATATATTCTCATACTCAAACTCGCCATGAAGCACATCGGCTACCTGTTTACCAATCGAGTTGGTTTCAATTAGTATATATGCTTCGTTGTACTCGGTTGCTAGCTTGAATATGACATCGGGAAATAGTAGTGTGGAGATTTTATTGTTTCTGTAGATAGCGGCGATGCGATATCCTTCATCTCCCGTGATGTCAAAGATTGTCATAGTAGAAAAGTCGCCCCCAACACCTTCAGCAACATCACATACCCCTACATATACACCATTTTGTTTGGGTTTGTGGAATACCTGTACACCATCACGTTCAAAGATAGGAACGATATGACCCATCTGTTTGAGTTTCCATGTTGCAATCAGTGTGTTTGCTGAACCAAGGAATGATAGAGCATGTTCCTGTGCAAAATCCTGCTCGGATGTATTGGCAATTGTTTCTTCTCTCCACTTTTCATCACGACCGGGAACCTGTTCCCATGATACTTTGTGTGTGACGAATGCCGATCTTCCTGCTTCAGCATCTGTCCAAATCTTGTGGAAGTGGTTCATACCGTTCGGTGTAGAAATCAGTGTTAGTTTGGTTTCTTTACCGGATGAAATGGTAGGATAGGTTGACTTGTAGAATTCATCCCACACATTAGGGGGAATAAACGCGACTTCATCAATGAATACGTATGAGAATGAATAACCACGAATTGAGCTTGAGCTTGTAGAAGCTGCTAGTACTCTCGATCCGTTTTCTAGCTCAAACGAACCTTTGTTCCAGTTGACTGCCCCTTGTTGCATAAACTTCGGTAGGTGCTGATATGCAAGCTGGACACGCGACAGGATTTCTACCGCAGTGTCTTTCTTGTTTGCTAGGATACCAACCGTCTTGCTCTGGTTGAACAGGATGTAGTGTAGGATGTATGCGGCAACCGTTGTAGATTTACCAGTCTGACGAGATTGCATAGCTACTACAAATCGATTGTCGTGTAGTTTTGAAATTAATTCTTTCTGATAGTCGTATGGTTTGTATGAAACAAGCCCGTGGTCAACGTGGACGATCTTACAGAATGTTTCAGCAAAGTAGACTGGATCGTTCTTGCACTTTAGGTACTCAGCAACTTCTTCTTTTGTCCAGTCATGCTGCTCGCCCGCTGGTTTTAGAAGCGGGTTACCCATATAGCTAGATGTGTCTGTCATTTTTTACCACCACCCATTTCTTCAAGCATCTTCTGCAATTCAGCAGTTGACCCTACGAAGATAGAGTTGTTGGTGACATTGGAAGAGTTTTCTGTAGATGCTTCTTCTGTTTTCTTGCCCTTGTCACGCTTTGCATTCTTCTTATCTTCAAGGTCTTGCGTGTCGTGATGCAGTTCCATTAGCTGCTTGGAGTTGTCTGCAAGCGTTTTGATTAGCTGTGCCACAACTTCATATGCTCTTGGATGTTCGGATTCTTGTGCCACTTGTAGGATGCCTTCAAGAGCTTCCTGTCCAGTCTCGGCTAGTTGATGTAGCCGACCACGGACCATTGCATAGTCTTTCTTGGCATCACGAATTGATTCTTCTTCAGGGACAATCGTGATTTCTTC